ATGAGAATAGAAATAGATAAAAATAAAATTCCTTATGTATTTACATTTAAAAGTGGTAGTGAAATTTATTTGCTTAGAATAAAGCATTTTAAGACGAACGACCGAATTTATTTAGATATCATGAATGAAGATGGCGAAATGTTGCTCGAAAACGAAAAACTTGTATACGGTAGACCTGTTGGCTGGTTCGTGACAAAAGATGAAAACGGAAATATTAATAATGATTTTCTGAATTGCTACATTGTACCTCTTAGCTTTGATAAAAAGGAAGTTCCGATTACTTTTGAAAATTTTTGCGAAACTGTATTTTTAGAATACTTTGATATAGAGGATAACGAGGAAGAAGAGGATGCTTAATAAATTATTTTTAGAAAGAACAGAATTAAAGATTGAAACAGATGACGGAGATTTGAACTTTGTTTTTCCAAAGGATTATAATTTAGTTGATCCAACTATTATAAACGGAGTTGAAATAAAATGGACATACAAGTCTGTAGATGAAGAGCCAAATGAGTTTGACATTGAAATAAAAGGGTTGACAAATACCACTATCGCAAAAATTAAATTAAAGGATAGTGTTAGACTTGTAGCTGGATACGGAACAGATATAGGAGAAGTTGCTAGCGGCATTATTACTAGAAAAGAAGTAGAAAAAGGAACTTTGAAATTGAAATGCCGTGAAGTTCCAGCAGACTTCAAAAAATTAGTGAGTGCTGCTTATGCCCCAAACACTACAGCAAGTACAATAATTAATGATTTGGCTAATAAATGCGGATTTACTGTTAAGCAATGTGAACTTAAAAATGATAAAGTTTATAGCATTGGCGAAAGCATATTGGGAAGTGGTTTATATGAAATAGGTCAAATTGTGAAAGATTGCGATAGCCAGATGACTACAAAAAATGACTTTATTTATATTTACCACAATGAAATCAATACTGAAAAAGTTATCAAACTAAGTTATCAAAGCGGACTTTTAGAAGAGCCAAAACCTCAAAATGTTGAAGAAATAAGCTATAAAGTGGAAAAGAAAAAAGAAAGCAAATCAAATAAAAAAGGTGGCAAAAAGTCTAAAAAAAATAGCAAAAAATCAATAAAAGGGAGCAAAAAAGGTGGCAAAGCAAAAGGGAAAATCAAAACAAACAAAAAATAATACTCCAAAATCAAATAAAGGGAATAAAGATAACAAAAGGGGAGTTAAAAATTCAAAGGATAGCAAAAAATCTAAGAAATCTGAAAAAAAAGAAGAAATAAAATACGATTACGAAGTTAAATGTCTGTTAATTTATTATCTTAAAAAGGGTGATTTAATTGAATTGATAAGCAACGAAATATCTACTATATGCCAAATTGTTGAAATTACTGATATTAGTGATTTCAAAATGACTTTAAAAGTTAGAGTTGTTAATAATGAATCCGATGTTAAGAAAAATAATGCTGAAATTAAAAAGATTGAAAAAGAGGAAAACAAAAAAGGAAAAGTTACTCAAGTAAAAAGAAATAAAGGGAAAGGCAGAAGAAAATAATGGAAGAATATATAAAGGCAATGCTGGGCAAAATCGACACTTCTTTGATAGCAGAGATAACAAAAATACATCCTAATGGATTTGTGGATGTAGAGCCGTTGGCAGAGTTCAGAGAAATTAAATTGCCACCAATTTTACACGTTCCAATGTGCCAATTAGGAAACAGGAGTATTAATATTAAAATTAATTTTAAAACAGGGGATAAAGTTCCTGTTTTAATTTGCAGTAGAGATATTAGCGGATATATAACAAAAGAAGTAAGCACAGCAAATACAAACAAAAGGCATAATTTAACAAATGCTATCGCTTTGCCAATCTTAATTCCTACTGATTTGACATCTGTCGATATTCCTGGAAGTATTGAAATCAACGGAGATGTAGTTTTGAATGGTAATTTAACAGTTAGCGGAGATGTAAATATTTCAGGAACTTTGACAGTTGGAGATATTAAGGCAAAAAGTCTTGATGCAGAAAGCGGAGTTAGTAAGGGCGGAATTCCTTACAATCATCCGTAGGAGCGTGATTTATGGATGTAAAATTAAATAATGCAACCGGGGAATTGTATGTTGAAAAGGGAGATATACAATTTTTTGGAGCAAAGGAAAAATATTTTGAAGTTATACAACAAATTGTTTTGATGCTACATATTCGTGAGGGAGAACTTGAATACGATATAAAATATGGACTGAATTTTGAGAAATTATTTGGCACACATGGGAATGAAAACGAAGTGCTGGAACATATCAGAAATAAAATAATGAATAATTTTAGGGATTATTTAAGTAGATGTTATGTTGAAGTTTACGAATATGAAAACCGACATTTGAAAGTGAATATTGGACTTATCTTTAACAATAGTGAATTGGCATTGATGAAAGGAGTTGGGATTGGTTGGCGAGAATAACAGTAAATACAGTACAGGATAATATGAATATTTTGAACAATGAATTAAAAACATTGATAAAAGATGACTTCTCTAACGATAAGCGGAGTGCTTGGTATATGCTTATGTATCCTGTGGCAAGGCTTCTAAGGGAGAAAATGGAAAGACAGCAGATACAGGCGGAAAAGATGAATTTGCTGAACTGTGAAGGTATAGAAATAGATGAACATTTAGCAAATAGTCCGTTTTTCTTTAAAAGAAAGCAAGAAAGTCAAGCGACTGTAAAAATTGAACTGATAGGGGGAGTAAATGTAACACTTGAAACAGGAGATGTAATTGTTGAAGCAAACGATGGAACTAGATATACACTTTCTGAAAACGGAACATTAAATAATAAGACTACTTTTGAATTCACTTGTGATACAGCAGGAGAACAAGGAAATAAGGAAATCGGAAGCATTATTAAATTAGTTAAAGTTGTGAACGGCGTATACGATTTTAAACAAAATGAAATTGCGGCTGGAGGGCAAGAACAGGAAAGTGACAATGATTATATAGAGCGTTGGTTTTTAAGCCGTAACGAAAGCGAATGGAATTTGGACGGAATTAGAGCGGAAGTGTTAAAACAGGAAGGAGTAAAATCTGTTTATGCTGATGAAAATAAAACAATGCAAGTTGACAGCAAGGGATTAGAACCAAAATCAATTGTTTTAATAGTAGACGGCGGAAGAAACGAAGATATAGCGAACGCTATATGGAAGAAAAAAGATCAGGCTATTCAAATGAATGGTGACACAATTGTAACCGTCAAAGATAATCAAGGAATAGACAGGGAAATCAGATTTTACAGACCCAAAAAGAGGGAAGTGCAAGTGAAAATCGAATTCCAAAAAGCTGATGGGGTAAATATTCTTGAAGAAAATTTGAGAAACATTGTAAAAGAATATATCAAATCTGTAAAAGTAGGGGAATATATTACAAGTTATAAATGTGAAAGTGAATTTATAAGAACAGTGTATTCAGCCGATAAATTATTGAATGTAGATATTACTTTTAAATTCAAAGAAACTCCTGGAATAGTTTTTGAAAAGGTATTGAAGTTAAGATTTAACGAGGTGGCGGAATATGCAGAGTAATTTTGATTATTTGATATCAAAGTGTCCGTGGTGGCTAAAAAAAAACCAAAATGTAAAATCTCTTTATATGGCAATATCCAAATTATTTGACGAAGTTGACAAGGTTTATAATTCGATTGAAAAACAACACTTAATAGACTATGCAAACGGAGAATTTCTTGATGATTTGGGAGAAAAATTTGACGTTTCTAGGAATGGACAAGCCGACGACAGGTACAGGAACAGAATCAAATTGGCTATGAGAAAGTATAAATTAATTCCGAACTTGGAAACAATAAGCAATATTGGAGAAATGTTCACAGGCTTAACTCCAGTAATTGAATTAAATAAAAACAATGAACCAGCACAATACGATGTTAAATTTATAAGCAACAAAGATTATGATTATTCTTTAATTGATGAATTAGATTTGAATGATATTGTAGGCGGAGGAGTAAAGGTAAATACACATAAATGTTTGGATAATTATGTAGTCGGAATGAGATTTGGAAGTAAAACTTTAGGACAAAGTGTAATTAAAAATGAAGTCAAAAGAAATCCAGTTTGCAATTTTGCATATTCAAGATTTGGACGGTTTGGACGAAATAATTTAGGACAAATTGATATAGGAGAGGAAAATATAATCAATTTAAAATAGGAGGTAATAATGGCTAAATTGACAAAATTCAAGGCACAACAGGTTGAGTTTCCGACTCATTATAAAGTGGAAGATACAAATAGAGGAGATACTAAGATTAAAAACATAATTCCAGATTTTGGAACTATAAGAGAAAACGGAACTCCTGAAACTGAAGAAATATATAACGGATTGCAGCTTGGAAGTGTACATACTTTACAAGCGAACAAAACAACAAACTTAAATATAGATTATTATGTTTGTAATTTGGATGGTTTAACAGAATTTGGATTAAATAATGATTTAAAATTAAGAGTCAATGTTGATGCTAAAAACACAAATGCAACAACAAAATTAAGACTAAATAATATCGATTACACATTGTTGAAAGAATACAACGGAACTTTAAAACAAATAGAGGCAGAGGATTTTAAAACTAACAAAACTTATGAGTTGGTATTTAACGGAACTCAATTTATTGTAACAAATATTACGGAATACGGCACAACATTAGGAACATCTCTAGAAGGCAATCGATTAGCCGAAATTCTAGGGATAGAATTTGGTGGAAACATTCAAGATACCGGTAACAAAGTTAAAGGGAAATTTTACTTTGATAGTGTGACTAAATTTTATTACGAGTGTATAGAAAATACTAACCTGACTTATAACGAAAGCTCTAAATTTAGGGCTATCAGCAACAAACCGCTTTCAGACAAATTGGAAAATTTATATAATATTGAAACTCACGTAATATTTGGACACTTGACCCAAGCCAAAGTATTTAAAATCGGTCGTTTGTGCATTTTATCCATGGACAGCAACGACGCTTGGAAAGGCGTTACCGCAGGGACTGTACTTTTTAATCTTCCCGAAAAATTCAGACCTTTGCATTATACAGTTGCCCCGCTCGGACAACTGGGTACGACAGAAAATGCTGGTGTTCAAATCGAAACTGACGGTCGTGTGATTTATAGAGGACACCAGTCAATTAAGGGAGCGTTGTATTTTAACGTTACTTATTTGACTAAATAATAAAAAATAGGAGGGAAAATGATAATAAATATATACGATAAAAACTCTTTAGAGTTAATAGCGCAGCCAATGACTTTAGGAGTTGAAAAATTTAAAGAAAATCCTAACTTGTTTTTTCCGGATTGGAATTCGGAAACAATGACTTTTTCAGCATCATATCTTATAAATCCTGTTTTCGACACAGAAACAGGAGAATTAAGAGAAATGACAGAGTACGAACAAATTGTTGCTGGAAAACTCTTTTTAGCGGACGGAGAGTATTTAGACGAAAAAACTAAATCTGTCAAGAGAGTTGCAAAGCCGAACGACTGGAGTGTCTGGCATAAAGAAAGTAAAAAATGGAAAGTGGATAACACTTTAATGGACGAAAGGAAAAAGGAACTTAAAGACAAATTATTGCAAGACTTGGCAGAAGCAAAGTCTAATTATTTAAATCAGACAATAGAAATTGAAAAAGCAGGGAAGAAATACACATTTGAAAATAGCGAAAAAAATAGAAATAGATTGTCGCTTAAAATATCGCTTATGTGGGTGCTGGAACAGGAAAAAATAGAAAAAGTAAAGGCAAAAAATGAAAAAGGTTTAGTAGAATTTATTGAATTAGGTAAAGCAGAATTAAAAGTTTTATCTAAAAAAATACAGGATCTCATTCAAATTGCAGATATAGCTGAACAAATGGCTGTAGTTGGAATCGAAAGATACACGATTGAGCAACTAATGTCACTTGATGTTAATGATTTTTTCAAAAACTAGGAAAGGGAGTGGTGTAAATGGGTACAAGATTCGATAAAATTTTTAGTTACATGCTATTTGTCGAAGGTGGATACAGTAATGATAAAAACGACAAAGGCGGAGAAACAACTTGGGGTGTTACAAAAGAGGAGGCAAGAAAAAATGGATACAACGGCTCTATGAAAAATTTAACACAAGATTTTGCAAAAAGAATACTGGAAAAGGATTATTATCTAAAAAATTGTTTGAATGAAGTAAGAAATGATAAGGTTGCACTTTCAATATGTGACTGGAGTTTTAACTCGGGAAAATGGGCAACTAAAAAGGCACAAGTAACATTAAATAAATTTTTTGGTTATGATCTAGTTGTAGATGGTATTTTTGGAAGCAAAACTATAAAAGCTTTAAATGAAGTAGAAGAGCAGGGAAAATCTGAAGAATTTTTAAAAAATTATCATAATTTACAAAGAAAATTTTATCACTCTGTTGTGGAATACAATCCAACACAAAAAGATTTTTTAAAAGGATGGCTAAATCGTGTTGATAAAAAAGAAAAATACTTAAAGGAGATGGTGTAAGATGAAAAAACTTTGTATAATAATTGGACACGGCGGAAACGATTGCGGAGCAATTAACCCTCATACAAAAGAGACTGAGCTTGCTTATAATACCGAACTTGCTGATATGCTTATGGAAACATTAAAAAATGAGTATGAAGTCGTAAAATATAACAGGGGATATAACAAGGTTGAAAATATTGGGATAGTCAACGGCTACAAATCAGACTTGATTTTATCACTGCATTGTAATTCATTTGATGGAATTGCTTCAGGAACAGAGGCACTTTACTGGCATTCAAGTGAAAAATCTAAAAAATTGGCAGAAATATTAAGCAAAAATATTTCTGAAACTTTTGGAATCCACAACAGAGGAGCGAAACCAAGAGTTACAAATGAAATTAAGAAACGGAATCCTATTAAATTCAAAGATATGGAAACAAGGGGAAGTTATTTGCTTTATAAGACAAATGCACCTTGTAATATTATTGAGCCATTTTTTATAGACAATGATGGAGATTTAAGAATTGGTAAAGAGAAAAAACGGGAATATGTGGAAGCGATAAAAAAATCTATAAAAGAATATTTTGAAGGAGTGATGTAAAATGAACATACTAACAAATGTATTAAATCAATTTGGAGCAAATTTAACAAATTTAGTGGCGGTAGCATTAGCTGGACTGATAGCAAAAGGATTATCTTTAATTGTAATTAATGGGCATAAGTATTTGCTTAAAAGAAAAATATCTAAATATGTACTTAGGTTTATTCCTCAGGGAATAGCTTATGGTGATATGCTAAAAGGCGTAAAGTCAAATCATGAAAGACTAGTTCAGGCTGTTCTAACTGTTCAAAATAGAGTTCTAAAAATGTTTCCTGAAAAACAAAGACCTACAATAGACAGATTGATAGATGAAAATGCTATTGCTAGAGAGATTGAAAGAAAACTGAACGAGGACAAGCAAGAGGGTTTAGTGAAGCCGACAGCAGTGGAAGAAGAATAAGAGCTACTGTCGGAGAGAAAATAGAAAAAGTAACTGAACAGGCAACGGAAAAAGCAATTGACAAAGTGATTGGAAAAGTAGTGGAGAGTGGAAAACTCTCTGCTACTGACAATAATAAACTGAACTTCAATGTGATTGATTATAAGCGTGACTACAGTCGAAGTAATATATATGCTGATATAAATTACCGTGATAATTTCAGAGGAGACAGAGAATTGCTTGCCAGAGCTGGGTTCGTTTATTATTTTGGTAGAAAGTAGGAATAGCAATGCAGTTAAAGGAGCTTATATTGTACATAGAAAACCATGGGATTTCAATAGTATTCATGTGTCTGACAATAATTATACTTTACCGTTCTGTAGTTCCTTTCATGAAAGAAGCTCTTGAAACACAGAAAGAAATGAAGAAATTTATGCAGAGTATGAACATGAATACTATGAGGGGGAAAGGTCTTGAAATGGTATTAAATTTTACAAGTCAGGGACTAAGATGGAGTTTGCAAAAAAGAATAATACAGTATATAATAGACAATAATATCAGTCTTAACTGGGTAATTATTTTAAAAGAGATAGATCTTAAAATTGAGGAGAAGAAGCATGAAATATATTCGGATTTAAGAGATATTATTGACAAAGCTGTATTAAAAGTATTTATGAGTATTTTGGATGAGGAACTTATAGAAACCAAAAATCTTATAATAGTTTTACTCGAAGATTTAAAAGAACACGGGAAAAACGATAAATCTCTGTATATAACAGCAGAAAGAAGTGTAGAAACACATTTTGAACATTTTGAAAATAGAATGTATAACAAAATAAAAGATTTATTGAATTAGGGTACTTTGTGTATCCTATTTTTTTGTTTTCAAAAAAAGTAATTATTTTATAAAAAAAGCTTGCTTTTTTTATAAAAGTATGGTACTATATATGTGTAGGAAGGAGGTGGAAATATATGATAGGCAAAATAAAAAAATTGAAGATTAAAAAGCTTGAGGTCGAATTCAATTTCTTAATCTTCAAAATCAAAATTTATTTTGAATAGGCTCTGGGGCTTTAAGCCCTATCCTATAACCTATTATATCACAAAATGAAAAAAGAAATCAAATTAAAAAAAAGAAAAATTACTTTTGAAGTAAAAAAAACGACTTTAAAAGAAAAGATAAATTTCTTTATAGCAATAATTATAATAGCTATAATAATTTATCTAGTAAGGAGATAAGTATGACAAAGCCAAGGAGTTTAAAAAAGGGGGAAAGTCCAACTTGGAATGTTGGAAGAAAGGCGACAGGATTAAAGAGAAATAGAGCCTTAACTATAAGGTTTACAGAAACTGAATTTGAATTTATAAACAAAAAACTTAACGAAATTGGCGGAAGTAAATCTGAAGCTTTGTTGAAAATTTTAGGATTTGAAGAGCGATAACTATGAAAAACTAGAAATTTTGAATATATCATGTCTAATAAAATATAAAATAAGAGCCACACAAGGCTCTTATTTCTTTTCCATATTATCAATAGCTGTTTCAATCTTAACTTTCAGAATTTTCAAATCCTGAAGTTTCATTTCTTCCAACTCGATTATTTTAATTTTCTTCAAATTTTGAATATCTTTTTCAGAAAGGTTTGTTATTTTTAAATTTTTCAT